TTTGCCCTTGCACCAAGGTTAAAATTTCAACATCATGTTGTAATAAGCACACTGGGAGGCTCAAACTCTCAACTTAGTGCAGTCATTAAAAGCATGGATACACCAAAATTTGCAGTAACTACTGAAACTGCAAATCAGTATAATAAAAAGAATGTTATAATGACTGGTATTACTTACCAGCCTATCAACATTAAATTCTACGATGATAATTCAGGTGTAGCTAGGAAAGTATTTGAGGGATGGTATAGTTACACGTTCGGAGACCATGGTGCTGCTAAGGCTGGTCTTTACGGCAAAAGTTTAGGACCTCCATTAACAGCTTATGGCTTAGAAAATGAGCCTGCTGTGCCTTTTGTAAACTATATTAAAATTCATACTTTTGCAAAACGAAGTTGGCAAGGTCTTACTCTAGTAAATCCGGTAATAATTAACTGGAGTCATGATACGTTTAACTGGACTGATACTAGTCCTGCAGAACATACTATGACTGTAGCTTACGATGCTGTTATGTACGACAGCGGAAATGCCGGGCCTGGTAGCCCACCTAATTTTGGCTCGGCAAATTATGATCAAACTCCTAGTCCATTAAAATCGGGATCAGGCGGAAGAAGTCCTGCCTTAGGAGTACAAACTGGTGTGTTAAACGGCAAAGAGCAAGTTTTTGGCAATGTTATAAGAAAAACTGATCCCACTAACGCTTATAAAAATCCTATACCAGCGGCAGATGCCGCCAACCCAAATACAAGAAAACAATACAACGAAACTAGATCATTAACATTGCAGGGCAAGGCTAACTCTACAAATAACGCAGCTATTAATACTACTGCATCATCTAGTAATATTGGAAGAATAGGATTTAATGACGCTAATTTTCCAGTATATGATTCAGATACTAAAACGTCAGCAGTTCAAAGAAAATTAACAGGTTTATAAAATGGCAGTCGAACGAAAATATAATCTTCCAGATCCGGCAACTAATGATAGCAGTGAAGAAGTGCGAAATTTCTTCGATAAATTTTTCTTACATCAAATTAGTTTTCCTAGTAATCAAATAGATGCTGTTATCGGATTTTTCTTAAAAAGAGGATTTGATGAACAGGCAGCAAGAAGTACATGTATTGTTTTATTAAATCAAGCTAGATTAGAAAATGTTAACCCATTGAAACTAGTTGATAGTTTGAAAGGATACACTGATGTACAGTTAAGCCAAGTTGTTACAGAAGTTTTAAATGTATACAGAGATAAAAGATCTGCATTAGGTTATAAATTAACAGTGCTAGAAGAAACTCTCGAAAGCAGAAATATTGTGCAATGAGTCGCCGTTTCGCCCAAGGAAAGTATCAGGTTATAAACCTAGATAAGTATGTAGGAAATAAACAACCAACATTTAGAAGTAGCTGGGAATGGTCATTCATGAAATTTTGTGACACTGATAAACGGATACTTAAATGGGCTAGTGAGGCAATTAAAATACCTTACAAAGATCCCTTTACTGGCAAAGGCACTATCTATGTGCCCGACTTCTTTATTCAGTATGTTGACAACAAAGGTAAGATGCAAGCTGAAATTATAGAAGTTAAACCGCAAAATCAAACCATATTTGAAAAAGTTGGCAAGAATCGTAATAATCAACTACAGTACGCAAAGAATCAAGTTAAGTGGCGAGCAGCGCAAGAATGGTGTTCCCGACAGGGATTAAAGTTTAGAGTTCTTAATGAACAAGACTTATTCCATAATGGTCGTAGATGATAAGTAGTATTATGAAAAAATTAGAAGAAATTTTAAACTTGCCTGAAAGCAAAAAGACTATTAAAAAAGCTGGCAAAGATCAAGCTGAAGAAGTAGTACAGCCTTTTCTTCGTGATATATCAGAATTTGACAAAATTGCTGCTAGTTTACCTGCTGTAAAAGGTTTAGGTGATGTTGCTGATGCGGAGTTTGATGCACTAGCGCAACGTGCTACAGATGCATACGATGACCTAATGGATCTAGGTATGAACGTAGAAGCACGTTATAGCGGACGTATATTTGAAGTAGCAGGCGGCATGTTAAAAAATGCTATTGATGCTAAAGCAGCTAAAATTGATAAGAAACTCAAGATGATTGAATTACAACTTAAGAAACAAAAGTTAGATCAAGATGCTAATCCTGATGGAGATGGCGGTATTGATGTTACAGGATCTGGTGTTATTGTTAGCGATCGCAATAGTCTTATTGAAAAACTGAAGAATATGAAATAAATATATTATCGGAATCTTAACCATGAAATCATTTAAAGAATATCTAATCGAAAGCATAGAAGAAAAAGTCTATTCCTTCAAAATTAAAATTGCTGGCGTATTGCCTGACAATACTGAAGACGTTATGGAAACTGCCCTCAAAAAATACGATGTGGCAAAATTTTCAAAATCTAAATCAGTTCCTATCCAATCAAAAGCTCCTGACTTCCCTACAATGGAAAACATAGAAGTTTGTGTATTTGAAGTTGATCTTAAATACCCTACAACTAGCAATGTATTGCACAGTTACATGTCTGAGCAAACAGGTTTGCCAGCTGATAGAATTAAAGTACGCACAAGTTTAGAAGAAGCTGAAAGCGAAATTAATGCAGACATGCAAAACGAAGACACAAACGATGGAAAATCACTAATTACAAAAGCTGAATTTCCTGCTAGCAATAATCAAAAAATAGTTGGTGACAAACATGTTGCTAGTCTACTTAAAGAATTGTCTAAAAACAGAAACGAAGCTACGCAATACAAAGGTGTTAATGATGCTTTGTTAGCAAAGAAAACACCTAAAGAAAAATCACCAAGCCAGGATAAACTTTCACCTAGTAAGAGTCCTATAGGTTCCGGTAAAGGAAAAACAAAATGAACTTTAATGAATTATTTCAAAAAATGAGAGATCTAGACCAACCTGTACAAGAGTTAGTCGGCGGCCAAGAAAAACTAGATGTTGACAACGACGGCGACATCCAGGGCGATGACCTTGCAGATCTTCGTTCAGGAAAAGACAAAGATGTTGACGAATGCGGAATGGGTATGGGGATGCCGCCGTCAGGTCAAAGCGATTCAGTTAGTATGAATGTTAGTATGAACGGTAGCGGCGCCGGCGGAATTAGAGATCTTTTAGATGTTTTAAAAAATCTCGATGGCGGCAGTGATGCTCATGGTGACGCACACGATTTAGGTGATTTGATATCTAAAATGGATGGGCCTGAGATGCCTATGAATAAGCCTGTGGTAGTGGGCGACAGTAGCCCAGTTGATGAGTATGCAAACGAACCAGATGAGATGTATGCACCTGCTAGCGCGGTTACACCGACTGGCAATGACATGCACAGCAAAGGTGCAGAATTTCCAAAAGTTAACGGAGGTGGCAACCCTATGACTATGGAAGGTCTATTTTCGAGATTAGATAATTTATATCAAGAAATTAAAAGCAGATAAGCAGTTAGTATCTGTCTAAAACGGGCCATAGGCCCGTTTTTTATTGTAAATACTTATATGGTATCAAAATCACTAGACGGCGTACTGACTAAAAAAGCACACGCCAAGGAAACATTTACCGAGAAGCATATTAAAGATCTTCTTGCGTGTAGTGCTGAAGAAGGTTATCATTACTTCTGTAAAAATTTCTTTTATATACAACACCCAGTTAAAGGTAAGATGTTGTTTGAGCCGTTTGGATTTCAAACACGGTTATTAGACGCATACCATTACCATAGATTTAACATTAATATGTTACCTCGACAAATGGGTAAGACTACCTGTGCGGCAGGCTACTTGTTATGGTATGCTATGTTTCATCCTGACCAGACTATTTTAATTTCAGCACACAAATACACAGGGTCTCAGGAAATTATGCAGCGTATTCGTTACGCATACGAACTATGCCCAGACTACATTAGATCAGGCGTCGTTAACTACAACAAAGGGAGTATTGAATTTGATAATGGATCACGTATTGTCTCTACAACTACTACTGGCAACACAGGTCGTGGTATGTCTATTTCCCTACTATACTGTGACGAGTTTGCCTT